TAGCAGACTTACCAATACGAGAACTGGTAATTGTTTTACCATCAATAGTAGTTAAGTTTAGAGCTGTTTTGCCATCAAAGTTATCAATGGCCGTAATATTCTCTGGAGTATTTGCAAACACTACTTCTGAATTATCTGTTAATGCCAGTGTAATGCCATTAATAACAGCGTGCTTAAGAATATCAATTCTAGGTTCTTTAGTTTTACTATTAGGCTTGCTCAATTCTCCTGGTCTTAAGCCAGTCATGCCTTCAGATAAAAAAGATGAAAACTTTAGCATTTAATTACCACATTCTTAAAGTTTGTTTATTCTATTTATATGTTTACAGAACTTCATAAAAGCATTCAAGAGCAAGTTCTTTTTCAACTCTAAATGCTTCTTTTTCCCAAGGAGAGTCATCATAGCTGAATCCTTCGGGATAAACTTTTTTCTTCCAACGGGTACGACCATCGTCTAGTTGGACCATTTCTTTGCGGTAATATTGCTTAAGGTGAGTAAGCTCATGACATAATGTAGAAACCATATCATAAATACGAAGGTTACGATCGATTTCGATTTCAAATGTTTTATGGTCATCTGTTTGCATACAATAACCATATGCATTATTGTCAGTATAGCAATTAGAAAATCTGATAGTAATATCAAGAGTGCGTACACGAGGAAGCATCTTTTTTAGATACCAACCAACAATGGTTTCAACCATATCTCTAGCTTCTCGTTTACCATTTTGAAAGTGTAGCTCATTCATACTGCCTTCTCCATCATCAAATATAGGTATATTATACTATAGATAAGTATGAATGTAAACAGGTAAGATGAAAATAAAAAACCTTTAGAATCAATAACTTAGGAGAGGAGAGCCCTAAACCATTGATTCTAAAGGTAAAATAAATTGTAATAAATTGTAACAGAAAAAGTTATTTAAAATCAATAACTTATGATTTTCTAATAAAAATATTTCCAGCAATTGACCAACGTATAATATCTGGGGTCTTAAATGCAAATACTGAGTGTTTAAGCCAAGATGGGAAAATGAATAATTCACCTGTTTTAGGTAAATGAGTATGGCAATCAATCGAAGTTAAATCTACTGCAAGTTTGTTTACTAAAGAATTTGATTGTTTATCACCGAAATGAAAATTAATTGCGCCTGGAATAAAGCTATTAATTTCAGTTTCTTCATGTTCTAATTCATCAGGAATATGCGGATAAAAAACAAAAGATATATCACCCGAATGATTATGAACTGGATTATATTCACCGGCTTTTTGCAAATTGCACCATAAAGACTGCAATTCTAATTCATATTTTGGTAAAGTATTTTCTACATTCAACGGGTTTTTAGTTAACTCTGAATGCCACCATTCAATAAAATTATGAATATCTGGATAAATACCATTCATAATTTCTTCGGCGTGGTCAAGTCTAAAATAAAATTCTTCTTTAATATCTCCAACCAAAAATGCATTTGCTTTTTGTTCATTTGTAGCTTTTGCCAATTCATAAGATCTTGATACAAAATCTTTATCTAATTCTACTCTAATGAGCGGAGGTCCAAATGTATATCTTTGTACATTCATTTTTTTAACATCCATGTATTATCATAAGCACTTATTTTTTTATTATTATAAAATTCTAAAACTGCTGTTCTGATCGGTTCTTGGTACCAGTCATGACCAATAATTAATCCACCAGTTTTTATTTTTGAATCCCAAAGATTCATGTGATATATTGCATCGTCATACGTTTCTGCAATATCTAAATAAATAAAATCAAAATAATTGTCACTAAAGCTATCTGCTGCATTTTTAGAATCTTGATCAATTAAAGTAATTTTACTTTTTGAGTTGCACCAATTTACATTGTGATATGCAATAAATTTTTGCATTTCAATTTGTTTTTGATCAACTATAGTTCCATCGCATTGCTCATGAGGTAACCAATTGTCGATTCCATATATTTGCTGAATAGAATGGCAATTGTCTGCCATTACGCATAAATTTTCAGCTTGCCAAACACCGATCTCTGCTCCTATTAAATTATCACCATGCATATTAATTGCATGAATTACAGATTTAGAGTTTGTAAATATTTCACGAAAATCATAGTTACTATTCATAACTTACTCGATTACTCTTCCTTTATATATTTCGACGACTTTACTTTTAAATGGAAGAGCACTTCTTTCAAGATCAACTGAAAGAAACATCATAACTTGACCTTGTTTTTCTTCGTTTTCCATTATAAAGTCATATTGTTTTTTTAATCCTTCAATTGTTGAAAAATCTTCAAATTTTTCGTCTTTAAGCAATTGAGGTTCTATTGATTCTAAAAACTCTGACCATAAGCGTAAACCACTCATATTTTTCTCCTGATTAATGGTGCCGGCACACGGACTCGAACCGCGGACCTACTGATTACAAATCAGTTGCTCTACCAACTGAGCTATGCCGGCGTTATCTTCTTACTTTACAATTGGGGCACCAATCGCCATGCCCTAGCTCTGTCTTACATTCTGGACAAACTGGAACATTCACGATAATTCACCTTTCATATCGCCTCTATAAACACATATTGCTTGCATATTTTCTGGAAAATGTCCGTCTTTTCCGCCTGCAGTTATAGATAATTGCTCTCTATCGTTGAAACAGTCATACATTGTTTCATAGGTATTTATAGGATGAGTCTCTAAAATACCTTCAACAAAAATTATAAAAACTAAAGTCCACATATAATATACCTTTAATGGCTCCGGCGGTAGGGATCGAACCTACGACCAATTGATTAACAGTCAACTGCTCTACCGCTGAGCTACGCCGGAATTTAAAATTCTATTTATATAGCGTGGCCATCAACAGGATTATCAGGCCATTCTTTTTGTTCTTCTTTTTTTTCAGTATTACTTTGTTCGCGCTCTTTAGCTCTTTGACGTTCTTCGTCAGTCATTGGTCTAATATCTCTATTCATATAAAAATCCTTTGGTGCCCTCTGCCGGACTCGAACCGGCACGCTTTAAAAGCGAGAGATTTTAAGTCTCTTGTGTCTACCAATTCCACCAAGAGGGCTTTATTGGAGCGGGCGATGAGATTCGAACTCACGACATCGACCTTGGCAAGGTAGCGCTCTACCCCTGAGCTACGCCCGCAATTATTAATGTGTGGGAAGGATTAGGGTTTCCTCCAATGAGTCACTGTCAATGTTCCTTCGACGTTACCTTAGCCCCATTAAGGTAACGTCGACATTACCTTAGCCCCATATTGCAAGGGCTTATTCAGTCACCACGTTTTCCACCCGTCGGCGAAAATCTTTATAATTTATCTATATCAATTGGAATACAATCAATGGCGCTATTTTTATGACTTACTAAAACAGTTGCTTTTTTCAATTCTGCAAAGCATTCTTCTTGAGTTTCAAAACTTTCAACGTGATAATACTCAAGCTTTTGCCCTAACTGCAATTGCACCCAAACTAAAATCCAAACCATAATAAAATCCTTTTTAAAAATTCAGTGGGGAGCCCTTCCTAGGTGACTCCCCACCTATCTTCTCTGTACACCGGAAGACCGTGTCTCATTCCGTGCTGAGAAACACACACCATTCCAAGGACTGCAGATCGTTGGATGGATTTTCTTGGGTACGTTCGACGTAATTGTCAGGCTTTCCCCGTTTGCCTATCTGGTGTCCCCTGTAGGATTCGAACCCACGACCTAGTGCTTAGAAGGCACTTGCTCTAATCCTGCTGAGCTAAGGAGACAATTAACTCAGCGACGTCGGTAAATATAAACATCTACTCGATCTGCAATATCAAGAGGTAAAGATCTCTGACCTGCGCATCGAGCCCAATGATCAGAAACTGGGCGATCATACTTATTGCTAAGCCATGTTTTCATACGTTCAGTACGATTAGTACCACGACCTTGACACTTTACATAAAAGCGATAATCATATCCATCTTGGCTAAGCATTTTGTTCATGTTCTTAACCATACCACGAACTTCATTAAGCTGTAGCATATCGTCAGCGCACTCATAGTCAAAAGTTCCGATGTAAGCGTCTGTACGATTTTTTGAAATTTGAATACCCATGTTTTTCTCCTCATTGAATATAATAATATTATAACACAAGTAAAAGTAAATGTAAACCCCTAAAATGCATTTTTTTTATTTTTTTATGAATTTTTCAAAAGCTTTTATTGCATCAGAAAAAGTGGTGTAAGAGCTTGTTTCCGGAATTTGTTCTCCAACATTAAAAGTTCCATCGGGGTTTTCAGTAGCGTACTGAAAATGATTTTTATAAAAACCTTCATCGTCTTCGTATAGCTCATTTACCATACAGTGGATTCCTACACGGTAAATACTATCAAAATCAGCCGACTTTCGCTTCATCATTTCTAATAATTTCCTCTGCTTCATCTACTGTAATGATGCCTTTTGTTGTAAGTATAGCTAAAACTAAATTAATAGCTTCATCAGTTCCTTGTTCTCTACCCTTTTTATACGAGTATCTCCCATGATGCCAAAGGCCGACTCCAAAAAAAATAATAAAAAATACAATTTGAGTTATGCTAAGATTATCCATTTGTATAATCGCTCGTAATCCATTGCTGACCTCTAAGTTGAATATCAAGCTCTCCGGTTCTAACAAAATTTCCTGCAACAACAACGCGTTCGTCGTTATCAGTCATTAAAGGAACTTGATGAATTAAATGAGCTGGAAAAACAACTAATAAATTATTTTTTGGAAGAAATTGAAGTCTTGGATTTACTTCTGGAAACTGCAAGGGAGCAGAATTTCCTGACGCTTGAAGATAAAGCACAAAAGCTCCAACTGCAGGTTTATGCTGGTGCGGAACCGTTTCATCGCCTTTACGATAAACAGCACTCCATAGATCTGTTACTGCTGACGGAACTCTTTGTCCATTTAATGCAATTGGAGCAGTATTCCACGGTACAATATTATTATTATCTATTACATCAAAAACTGGTTTCATAAATGGCCTGCAATCCATTTCGTGCCAAAGCTTCCAAGAGCTCATATCAGCTTTTACATTTGAACTTCTAGATTGCTGATCTTTGATGTCAAGAATATCTGCAACTGCAAATTGTCGTTCTCTTTCAGATAGTGGTAATTCTACACTTATTACTGTATCATTTTGTGCCACAGTATGTCTATCTACTATAAACATTTCTTTTTCCTTTATTTTACCCAAATATGATGAAACTTATTTGGAAGGTTTTCACAACTATATTTATCACCTTCGTGGTAATTAATTACCTGAACGCATTCATCAGTAGAATAACTAAACCATACTTCTGGAAGAGTAGCCCAATCCAAAACCGCAAGTACTAACATTGCGCCAAGTACCATAAAAATAATTGCTGACATTAAATTTTTCATTTCAATAACTCCTCTTAAGAATAATACGTTTCGCCAGAAAAGATGTTTACCATCTTTTCGCCAGCACCAAACGCTGCACGAGCCATAGCACGTTCTTCAGCAATTTGTTCTTCTGAGCGATTAGCTTGAGCTTTAATATATTCAGCAATAGCAGCTTTATCTTGAGCCTTTTTAGCAGCTACAGTTAGATCAATATTTTCTTGAGAGATGAAACCGGCTTCCATGAAGTCAGTCAACATGTCTTCGAATGGAGAACGATCATTTGATTTCCAGTAAACCACACCATCTTGGATGTAAGCATCTTCAAATTGAGCAATTAGTTTTTCAGCTGAGTAACCAGTGAAAGTTTGTGTTCTAGGATCTCTACGCATTTTCATTCTCCTTCATTTGATATAACTATACTACACCATTCTGAAGTGAATGTAAACCCCTAAAATGCATTTTTTTCACAAAAAGTGCATTTTTATTTTCCTTTAAAATCAATAACTTAGAGCTGTTAAAACCCTAAGTTATTGATTTTTATAACAAATTAATTTTCAACAAAATTCATTACTTCTGGGTATATTTGTGCGATTGCTCTGGCCACTTCTTTAGCCATTTCCATATGTTCTTGCTGGGTTCCATTCGATGACCGCAATTCAATATAATGAATCCAGGATCGAATTGTCCCATTGACGTATAGCTTTGAGACAGTGTTGCCTTCAGGGAGTACGGCCCGTGCTTGCTCTTTGGCAATTCCTGAGTCAATCGCCCACTTATAAACCGTCTTTGCATGTTCAATTAACTCCTTTTGTTGTTGTTCCCATTGCTCAATCAAAGCTGTGTCATCAGTTTTTACACTATTCTGACGATTAATAGGATCTTGTAAGCGAGCTTCTCTTATAACAAAATTATCATCAAGATCGCGGATGTCAGCATACCGCTGAGAAAACTCTTGAAATGAAAATGACCTGTGACGAATGAGTTGTCTTGCAATGTCTCGGGTTGTTTCGATTTCGATACAGGCTGATGCCATTTCGAATGGTGACCAGTGTTTATGTTTGATAAGGTACTGAAGTAGCTTTGGTGTTGTTTTGGTGTTAGCTTGGTTTGCCGGATTGGAGACACGGGCGCAATACGCGATGAGGTCTTGGATGTTGTTAAGCCCCTTGAACGCAAGTTCTCCTGCGTGGATACGACCAATGGGTTGGCTATAGGATATAAGTTTGGCATGCATTTATATTTTAAATCCTTCAAATTTCTTTACATTATTTTGCGAGTAATCAGCAACTGGTGGCTGTCCTGAATCCATAATTTGTTGTGCTGATTGTTCAACATCATATAGTTTCATTTTTGATTTATCAACACCAATAACAAATCGTTTATTAGCGCTTGGATCATTATATCTATTCTTTAATTGTTTTACTAAGATTTGTCCGAGTCCTTCGAGTTCTTCGTTTGAGATGAGAGCAAACATAAGATCGGCTGTAGCAGGTAATCCGAATGATTCAGACGTATCTTCAAGACCGACGTCAGAGTTTGAATATCCTGATCGAGTTGTTTGAGTCGCTGAGACAATTGGTACGTCGAATTCAACTGCAAGTCCTCGAATTTCTTCTGCAATTGCTTTGATGTACGAATATGAATTAATTGCACCACCCATTCCTTTCATTCGTGAAGATGCACAAATGTTTAAGTAATCAATAAACACAATATCGGGCTTAAAGTTTTTCTTTAGTTGTAACTCTTTCATAAGAGCTCTAAAGTGACCAACATGAGCAGCCCCAGTTGGATATTCTTTCACAACAAGTTTGCCACTTGTTTTGTTTGCAATTTGAGCAACTTTATTTCCAAACATGTCTTTTGATAAGTTTGGAAGCTGATCAATAGGCGTATTCATTAAGTTTGCATCAATACGCTCGGCAATACGTTCTTCAGCCATTTCCATAGTGATATACAATGCATTTTTTCCTTGAGCAAGAACAGAACCAGCAACATGACACATGAACAAAGATTTACCTACACCAGTACCAGCTAGAGCAATATTAAGTGTTTTATTTGGAAGACCACCTTTTGTGATTTGATTGAAATAGTCAAGATCAAACGGAATACGCTCTTCTTGACGATGATAAAAATCATAACGAGTTTGAAAGTCATCAATATAGTCATGACCAATATTCGTATCAAACGCTACTGATAAAGCGCTTGAAAGAAGTTCTGGTAAGGCATTTTTAGTTAGTTGCGGATCTTTTCCATCAATAATATTAATTGATTTCATAATAGCAAGATAAATTGCTCGATCTTGACACCACTTTTCAGTATTTTCAACTAGCCAATCATAATTGATTTCTTCGTCGCGAGCTACTTCTTTAATTACAGAAACTGCTTCAGAATATTCTCCATCGGTAATGGGTTGAGACTCTACCTCGATAGCTAGAGCTTCACCATTTGGTAATTTATTATATTTTTCTACAAAACTAAGAATTTGATTGAATACAACTTTATGTACTCCTTCAAAATATTCTTTCTTTAAAAATGGAATAACTTTGCGTGTGTAGTCTTCATTATTAATTAAGTTCCTCAGTATTGTTGTCTGTAGATTCGGTTCCATTCGGTTTCTCGCCAATTGCAAAATTATTTTCTTCTATAGCTTGTTCGATAATGTGAACTAGTACATCACCAAGATATTCATTAAAATCAACATCTTCTTCTAGCTCATCGGGATCTAAAGGTGTCTCTTCAATTTGATATTGAAAATTCAATTTAGGTGGTTCTCCACCCAAATTATGTTTTACTGCGACCTCGCCAAAGGTGATAATTGTTCCGGCCCATTGGCCTGTTAATAATTTAAAAGAGTCATGATTGCTACCTTTTCTAAATTCAACTCTTTCATAATCATGATATGTAAGACTATTATACATCATCTACTCCTTCAAGTACACCCTCAAATGCTGCTTCATCAATTTGAGATTTATAACCAATAGTATAGTGTTCTTTTACAAATTCTTTGAAATTAGTTTTCTCAAATACTGGTTTCCAAAACTCTTCTTTAAGTGTTTCAGCTTCACGAACTTTACTTGAACATAATAGTTCACCAGTTGCTGGATCAATAGATTCATACCAGCCATTACTAGGTTTACGAACATACCCACCAACCATAGCAACTTCAAGCAAGCCAGAATATTGTTCTACACCTCCATCCCAAGATACTGAGATTGGAATTTTTGACTTTTCTTTTACATAACGAGATTTATCAACATTAATTACGAAATCATAACCAGTAATTTCTGTACCTTTTTTGTTTTGACGACGGCCAATAATCCAGATATTATCTGCTGAATAGTAGATACCTGTACCACCAGAAACAACAGCTTTTGGAAACAAACCAATTTCTTGATACGTATGGTTAATGGCCAAAAGAGGAATATCGCGCATAGTCAAATACGGAGTTGTCATACGGAAAAGACCTTTCAAGGCTTTTGCACGGGACATATCAGCAACTGACTTTTCATTAATAGCATCTTCAAGTTCTTTCTTAGATGCAAGGTTACCAATTGAATCGATTACAACAATTACTTTATCTTCACGTTCAATATTTTCAAGTTGGCCAATCAAATCAAACTTAAGTTCTTCAACATTAGTAATTGGAGTATGAAGTACTCGGGATGGATCTACACCAAATGATTCAAAATAAGATTGAGGAGAACCAAATTCAGAATCGTAAAATAGCATAACAGCATCTTCGTACTTATTCATATAAGCAGCTGCCATCAAAAGGGCAAAAGAAGTTTTAAAGTGTTTTGAAGGACCTGCAAGAACAGTCATACCTGGAGTAAGACCACCATCAACAGAACCAGACAAAGCAACGTTTACCATTGGCACTTCAGTTGCAACCATATCCTTTTCTGTAAAAAATTTGGATTTTGAAAGAACTTCAGTATTTTTAAGTTTTGAGTTCTTTTTAAGTTTATCCATAACTGACATATAAATCACCTTTTCTTGTAATATTTAATATATTATACCACAAATACATTAATTTGTAAACTACTTTTTTGAATGGAGAAAAAAAGATTTTACTCCATTTCTTCTTTTATTTGCAAAATAAGAAAGATCTTTTTGAGTAAAAGATTCAATTGGGTCACTAAATTGTAATATTGCCATAGGATCTCCAGCTTTAAAATAGTATCGTTCGTTTTTCTTTGGAAAAAAACAAATAAAATTTGGTAAAACTGGTTCTTCAAAACAATATACACAACCAGGAGAAGCTCTATATGGTTGATCTTTAAACATAATAGGATCTACAAAAGACATTTGAGATTTTTTACTCGTCATTAAACTAAAGTTTACGACAAACTTAAGAATAATAAAATTTTCACCTATTGCTGGAGCTTGATCTTTATCGTGAGCACTAACAAAAAGATCTTTATTTGAAGATTTAAATATGTATCCTCCATCAGCATTTGTTTCCAAAATTATATCGCATGGAAATTTCAACAATATTGAATTATCGAAATGCTGCTTCATTCCTGGACATACTTTTACTGTTGTAAATATTTCTGCAT